CCCGTACCCACACACATCTACCTCTAATCTTCTCGCTAATTGCGGAAGAGAGGGGGGAATCTAGATGTGGTCCAAGGGTTAGTAGAGGAGAGGTGAAATACCAATTATTCGATTTAAATCTTTGGCTGGTTGCCTTAGACGTCGTCTAATTGGATGGTCACGAGAGGAGTCTTGTTGGAAGTCGCATGAGGTTCGGGATAGAGGGAGGGGTATCGAAGTCGTCTGACCAGTTGTGCATCAGTCAGTCCGTCTTTAAATACCCCTTTAGCCGGATTCCAGATCCGTCTGTTGTGAAGAAGTGCTTTATTTACCCTGTCGTAGTTCTGTCCTGCCATCGGATCGTAAAGATCTGATAGCCTGACACTACTATCAAACAGGAGATTTACACACTCCTTCCCAGCTAACGTATCGTAGTTTCTGGTTCCCTCTGTCTCTTTCGTCTCATAGTAAGGTACGCCGAGGCGTCTACTGGCTATCTCCCAGATGAACCAGGGCACTCCCTGTTTGGTTGTTGGGTCTTGGGGCCTCCGTTTCTTCCACTCCGTCAGAATTCTTCTCGCAATCTTGCGATCGAGATCTGACGGGGTGATGTATCCGGTGAGCCCTAGACCACCTAACCACTCAGGAATATGCCATGGGAGACCTGGTAGATCTTGTAGTATCTTTCTATGAGTTCGAATGAACTTCTTGTGCACGTGCGAAATGAAATTAGGAGGTGACAGCTTTAGGAGTTCGCGGTACCTCGTCCCGATATTGTTAAGTGGGTCTTTCTGGTCATTCTTTGTGACCTTGCCCCCGGATCTCTTCATTCCGGTGAGCAGACCCATATTAACGTACTTGACGAGGAGGAAGGGTGTTTGGCGTGTGATGAGCTTCCCGTCGCTGCGTGTAGATAAAATGTGATTGCAGGAATCCGGACTATACATGAAGATCGTTGAGTTAATCTCAAAGAACTTTTCAGTAAAGTACGTTTTTCCGACGCTCTCCTTGAATCCACATGCGGCGATGATAGCTCTCCATGCCTTATACCCTACCTCTGTGCACCTAGCTCCGCCGTCGTCCCCGTTTACCATGATCGGTGCATCTTTCAGAGTGAGTTTCCTCTTCTGATCGATTTCACATGACCATCGTAGACAGGTGGCGTTGGCGATGCATAGGACCACGAATGAAGTGATCGATCCCATTAGCTGTCCCCGTCTCTGGAGTTTAATGACTGGTTGCCCGTCCTCAGCTGCTGTGACGAACTTGTGATTTATGAGGCTGTCGACAAACAGCTCCGTCTCAATGGGGGTGAGTTGAAGGCAGTCGCTTATAGCGATCGCGATCTCCTTACTTACCCATGAGAAGAGGTTGTCTGTCGCAGCCTCAAAGTCACCTGATAGGAACTTTTGGTTTCCTGTCAGTGTTCGTCCCAACCGCTCCAGGATGTATGATTCGTCCACCTGGCTGCCTATTAGCTTGAAGGCAGGGTGTTGACGTACAACTGTGTGCATTTTCTTCCAAAGACTCGTGAGAACCGTTTGGCGCAACGGAGGGCCTTTAGTAATAATTCGGATTTTAAGTGCTTCAGGTAGCCCGACAGGTTCGACTAGCGGTTCTTCCTGTGCAGCGTCTTGTAAGAGACGCTGCCAGAATTCTGCAAATCGACTGCCAAGGTCGCCAAAGTTCGTTTTAATCTGATATTCTAAGCTCTCCCGGTCCTCTTCGATCTGATTAATTTCTTCTTCCATTGACTCTCTCTCTTTTATCTCTCCATGTATGTGAATTCTCTCTCTCGCCCCCATGTGCGTTCGCAAGCCTGTCAAAAGGCTTGGATGATCCAGAATCTCTGCCACTGCACCCCCTTCCTTACGGTTGCGGATGTAGTTGGCTGAGGTACTTGGGAAGAGCATCCTGACTCGGTCCGCCGGAGTATAATGGGTATCCTTGAAAATTTCGAACACCGTCCGACGAAGTTGCTGTTTCATGGCAAATTCGTTGACGGCTAGTTCAACAGATTCTTGGTATCCTTCTACCTCCGTCCATCGGACGAGTAGCGATCGCACGGGTGTATGTTCCTGGGGGGTGGTAATCGTTTGGACAAACTCATCTACCTTTACGGAGATTTCCTCTTTGGAGGGGCGTGGCATTCCTTTCTTGAGCCGTTTACAGCTCTCAAGGAACCCCAGCCTTTCCTCAGGGGAAGTCTTACGTAAGAGTATTTTGTGATATTGCCCTAACCTACCACCCGCTAAGGTTCCGGGGTGATCGTCTTTACGAAAAGGGCATTCAGGCAGAGGCTGGCTATTGTGGTATGCGAAGAAGGCGGAAAGTTTGTACTTTACAACTTTCATCCATTTTCCTCCACACTCATTAGTCAGATCTTGCCAATGCTTCATCGTAGGACGATCATCCCAGTTCCCACGGAATCCATACACTTGGGAGAGAGATTGAAGTGCTCTCACACACTCTACTATCTGCGTCATCGCAGGCGGAACAACTGTTACCATGGCCGATTCAGTCTTAAAAAAGCTGGGTTGGGG